TAATACGACTGGTTTTAATATTGCTGTTAGGCTTTTCATAGTTCTATTTATTGTTTTGTTATTTTCCAAATTCATGACCTGCGACTCTGCGCATTTGTGTACTAAACTCTTGGAAACTTGGTTTAGTCTTGTAATATTTAATTGTGAGATTGTCTTTTTCTTTGCCTTTAATTCTCCATAAAAAGCCTTCTGCTTTTTTCTCAGGATCTGTTACCTTTACAACGCGACGCTCATAACCATCTTCCCAAGTTTCTTCCTGTAGAATCTCTTCATTCATGGCTTTGTGTTTTTTCCAAAGATCAGCATCAGCTGTTGTTCTTGTTTTACCACCAGTGATGAAACTATTAACACGTGCATAACCCCATTGCTGTTGATTTGCGCCAGGTCTATGACCTGTTTTCCATGCTGCTAATCCTCGGTTATAAACTTGTTTTAATATACCGAAACTAATACCACTTGCCTTTGCTTTCTTTTTTAGTGCGGCATCAGCATCCTCTTCAAGATCACCATATTTGTCGTGATATGCCTTTGTATATTTGCTTGTTTTTGTTTTCTTTGAATCACCTGGTGCAGGCTTATAAGCATTTGGATCATCATCTCTCATTTTTGTTTGTTTTTCAAAATGAGCTTTTCTTTTTTGTGCAGTTGATGCACTTAATCCAGTATAGTATTTTTCGGATTCAACAAAACGCTTTGCATCGGAGAATGACAATTGACCTGGAGTATCACGCTTATAAATGTTTGCGGCACGTGTTGTGCCATATTCAAGTACCTTTGATTCTTCACCAAGCTCGATCTGATGCAAGAAAAACTTTTTAATTTCTCCGCTTGCGCTCTTTACACTAACATAATTGCTATGACGTTCAACGATCACATAGCTATTTGATTTTGCCATAACTGTATCACCAACATTATATAACTCTCCAGATACATATGCTTCACGAACATCATCGACTCGTGGTGCGTCCTCTTTAATATTTGCTAAATTTTTTCTAACAGCATTATACAACCCTGTTACGTCTTTAAACGCAGGTGGTAGTCCTTTAGAAAAGCTATCAAAATCACCCTCTCTTGCAGCTGTTTTTAATTTGCTGCTGCTCATGCCTTCAACACCGCTGCTTTTAGGATCTCTTTTTCCGGCATTTTCAATTCTTATATTTTTAAAATTATAATATCCGTGTTTTTGACCTTCTTTTCCATTAAATTCTCTTAGTCGATTTGTTTCTGGCTTTTGTTCCATTTCGTCATAACGATCTCCGCCAACAACCCAAATTACATTCTCATATCCAGCATCATGCAACATGCTTAATGCTGAAAATTCATTATTCTTGCTTCTATCATTGTTATATACAAATTTTCGACTATGCTCAGGAAACATCTTTTTTAGATATTTCATTTTTGTATCATAGTCTAACGGATTTTTATCGTCTTTTCCTTTTTTATTTAAATCGTGTGTCTGAGAAGCAAAAATAAAATAATCTGCCTTATTTGTTCCGCTTAACTCTTTTAATTTATCAAAGAGTTTACCGTGTCCTAGAGTTGGAGGATTAAACCGACCAAAGGTGGCAACAACTGTATTAACCTTCGGTGAAGATTTTTTAATTACAAACTTCTGTTCGTACAGCTCGTTTTTATATTCTTTGAAACTCTTCATATGTTATTTACGTGAATATTTAGGCACTGTTTTTACGGTGCTAATAATGCCATTCATGCCTTTCTTTTTAATATCTGCTAAAAATTGTTTTGCATCATTTGCATTATTAAATTCTTGCTGATATATTTTTGAAGTCTTGGACATTGCATATTTTACAATATAGCTATTATCTTCATCAAGCTCTTTTTCCTCTTCACCCATTACCATGCTAGAGATACGACGCTGACGATATTTCTTTGCAATAAGACCGCTCTTATCATTCCATGAACCACCTGTTGGATCGACAAGTTGCATATCTGCAAAGTCAATTTCTTCAGATACTTCTTTACGTTTATCGAAACCCTTTAATATTTCAGAACTAAAATTATTCTTACTAAATTCAAGACGATCAACTAGTTTAACAGCACTCTGACCACCAAGATCTGTACTAATAGCAACATAGCCTTCTTGACCAGTTACTTTAAAGCCATCGTTTGTTTTTACAAATGTGCTTAACTCAGAGATACGATCAAATTGTGCAATAACCATTTTCTTTGCGCTTACAAGTGCACTCTGCAATTCATAGATGAGCTGTAGATTTTTACGATTTTTATCAGAGAAAAAGCTCATTGCTTTTTGCATCTTTTCCGTTGCTTGTTCTTTGCCTTTATCGCTCTTTTTACTTTCAATGTCTTTTTCAAAACGATCACTCATCCATTTGATTAGACCTGCGACCATCTTATCACTGCTTGGCAAAGTTTCTCCTTTACGAACAAATGTGTTGTTAAACTGTTCAAGTTTTTGAGCAAGATCTGGATCATTATAGATTGCTGCTAGTGCAGTTGGCTTGATCTTCTTAAAGATTGTTTCGGCACTAGCGATATAGCCCTTTAGTTTTTTGCTATCTGCTACACTCAAAGATGCTTGTTTTGAAACGTTCTTAAGATCAGCTGTGCGCCACCAAACACTTGGAACTTTCTTAAAGTGGCTTGTATCAATCTTATAGCTTGCCTTAAGACTATCAAATGTTTTTCCAGTGTATAGCGTATGAAATACTACACCAATTTTTGCATCTAATATCTCTTTTGCACTTTCAATTGGCACAGCATAGACAATTGTATTAGGGTGAAAAGTAACATATTTCTTGCCATCAATAACCTCAGTTTTAAGATCTTCGCGAGTAAACATCATGTCACCTTGAACAATACCTTTGATGCCAAGTTTTTTCAACTCGTTAAAGGCAACAATCATTTTAGCCTGCAAATCACCACTTGTATCAGCCTTGACTTCTTCAACACTTGTATAAACTTTAGGATTTTTATTAAAGATGCCCTTTTTGGCAACGAAAAACTTTCCAGTTTCAGGATGTTCTCCTGCAAAAACAGCAGGCGCTCCATCCCATTTTACTGTTACACTGCTTGATGATTCGCCTCCACTCAATGAAGCTGCTAGTGATTTAAGACTAGTGATTGCTTGTTGTACACCATCTGCACCACCATAAAGAACCAAATCTTCGATGTGTGTCATGTGAGTGTTTTTACCAGCTGCGCTAGCCTCGAAAATGTATCTCTTAAAGTTTTTCATTTTTTCTTTTATTCAACCGGTTCAAATAATGGAGCAGAATCAATAAATTTATATGGATCAACTTCTGCAAAACTAACCTTACCGCTAATGGCTTGTTTTTCTCCTTCTTTAACACCAAATGAAGCAATTACTTTTCCAGTTGGTCCTTTTACATTTAAACTAACACCACTAAGTTCTAATTTTATATTTGACAAATCTAATTCAGGATGTTCAGCAATAATCTCACTCTTCATACCCTTTTTACCAACTGTAACTACACTCATTAACATCTTTGTATCTTTATCAGTAAAGCCCATAATATTTAAAATATTTTCGGCAAATTCAGGAGTCTTGGATATGGGTTTTAATACCTTAAAAACAATTTCAGCAATACGTGGATTAATTGGCTTACGAGCTTCATTTCGTTTTTTATCAATTACGCTGATATCAAGACCCATCATGCCTTGCTCAGTATATCCAAGTTTTTTTAATTCTTTTTTAGCTAACTTTTCTGAATCTCCTCCCTTTCCAAGTCGCTTTAATTCTTGTTTTATTTTATCAAACCCCTTTGCTATTTCAATTAACTCTCTCAAACGTGAATCTTCTTTAATTGCTTTTTTTACAGCTTCACCTGCTGCTTTTCCGCCAAGGTGAGTTGCTAATCCAACGGCTGTGGTATTAGCAAGTCCTACTGATTTTCCAGTATAAAGTTTTAAGGAATAGCCTTGGAGAACTTCTTTTCCTTTCTTTTTCAAAAAGAGTTGAATATCAGCTTTGCTACTAATTCCTCCTCGTTGGAAACTCAAATTATCACTATATCCACCGATAATAACTGAGTCATTCTTAACTGCTTCCGCAATCAAATAGCGCGCCATATCTTCGCTGCCTTTTTTAATAATTGCTTCAGCTTTAGCAAAACTATCACCTGATACCTTTGTTTTTAAATCATTTTTCCATTTTTCAACGCTATTGACAATATCATTTCTATACTTTTCGTATTTTGCTGCAATTTTTACTCCGGGAACACTTATGCTATAAAGCATAAGCAATACTAATACTTCATTATAATTCCCCTGGATTGCGGCTAGTGCTCCTTCTTTCAATTCTTTTTCTATTTCGGTTTTTATTTCAATTGGTATGGTAATCTTTATTTCATCGCCAAGTTCCGCATTTTTTAGTTTATCTGAAAATAAATTTGAAATTTTGGATTTAAGGCTAGTCCATACACTTTTTAGTTTTA